GCAAGACCCCAGTTGGTGTTGCGGCTCCACCAGTTGGGGCCTCTATAAGCCTGACCAACCAGCCAGAAGACCCGGTGGCAGTAAATATAAAATGCCCCCATTTTGCTGTATCTGGGGTAGTGAAAGTCAGGGTGATCATATCATTAGGAGTTGTCATCGCCCCGAGGTCAGCAACACTATATTGGACAAAAAATCTATTTCCTTCATGCGCCTCATGATGTGCATAGGCTATTGTATTTAGTGCGTTTGTTGTAGAGTCTCTGTTTTGTGCATTAATTCCCATCAACATAAAAGTCCTACTTTGCCACCCGGATAAAGCCCCCTATTCTGGGGGCGTATAATTACAGTCTCCTGCAAACTACAGTAACAAGGCCCCTATCAGCAGCACCGTTAGTAACAACATTCATATTTCCGCCAGCAGCAAAAGTGCTTTGTGCGTCGTCAATAGTTGTTGCCTCAATATTGGTCTTATCGACAGCCATCACGATGGCATCAGTTACCGCCGTAGTCACATTTCTAAGCGTAGCCGTGCCGGAACCGTTTGCCGTCCGACATTGGGCGATAACTTGTACAACTTCAAGGGCAAAAGGGACAGTTATAGACAACCCCCCGGTGGCATCTGCCTCGATGCTTGCAAATAATAGCACAGGGGCCGAATAAACTGCGTCCCCGAGCTGTACTTGCTGATCTATAGGAGACCCGCTATTTAATTTTAATCTCTGATTATTAGAAAGGGCCATTTTCTCCCCCTATCCTAGCAAGATTGCTGTATGTTCAGGCTTGATTAACTTAACACCCCATGCAAGTCTTACATGGTAAGACCCCTGTAAATACTGAGGATAGTAAGCCACTTCAAATGATAACCCAGTATTCGGGTCGGTCACCTGTACAGCGTCGGTTGCCTGATCTCCGTCGGCCGGGGTTTGCGGCATACGAGTTGCCATCTGTATGGCAGATCTTTGCCATGCCATGTTAGCTGTATATGCAGAACCTAAAGAACCTTCAACGGTCGTTGCAAGCGTCTGAACTAGGCCCGGTTTGTTGATTACGATATTACCTGCTGCAGCACCGGAAGCGGTAGAGGATACAACAATATACTTGTTAGTATCGCCAACCCAAGATACAACGTCCCCAGCCAAGATAGTGCCGGAGTCACTACCGTCTACAACAATAGTAACTTCACCGACAGGTTCTCCTCCATTAGCATCAAATCCGGTTGCAGTTCCCGCAGTATGAGACTGAACACCAGCGGATTCTCTAATTGCAAATCCAAACAGATCAAGCAAAACACCTCGCCTAAGGGCATCGGTAGATCCGGCAGTATTAGCAGATGTAAGCTGGGTCAATGCTCTAAGGTTTACCCCGGCAGTTGTGCCAAGAATTATATGTCTGTCTCCCATTGGTGCGCCGTTATCATCAAGGATTTTTTTTAGCTGAGCGGCATCGGAAATATCTGTGGCAAAAGGGGTGGTTCCGGCAGTTCCGTACGCACGAGAGGCCCGGATATACTCGGACATGATATCAACTTCCATAAGATTCACAATTGTCCGCATCCCTTGGGCTATCTGCTGAGAAAAAATACTCGTATAAGTCCCGTTAAGTTTGTATCCTTTCTGCTGTTCCCCGTTCCAGCGGATCGCAACGTGTTTTGAGTTGTCAATCGTCATAGTTGCATTGTCAATTGTCTGATCCCCGGTGTCCGGGGGGGTTGCTCCCGGTGTATTGTTTGCGGCACTCTGCGCTTGTGTGATTGGGATCCTTATAGTGTCGTTTAGCGCAACACGGTCAAGACTATTATCCATGGAGACCGCCGAAATTGCCCCGGTCAGCTCCCTACTTACTACATCTAATGCCTCGTATATATCGGGGATTAGATTTGTTAATGTGTTAGCCATTTTTCATTCTCCTCTTATGCCAGAGGAGAACCTCCGGCTAGTTTGTAACTTTTCCGCCAGCTTTGACGTATTCTGATTTCTGTGCTGGGTCAAGGGTGTCAAATTCAGCCCTTCCCATTATCTTTGCAGGATCTCCCTCTTGCTTTTTGGGAGCGTCGCCGCCAAACCTATTTTTAATTTCGGCCTCTAGAGATTCTTTTACGGCTTCTTTTTTCCACTCAAGATCTGCTTCCATCTCTTCAGCGGCCCGATCGCCATATACAGAGTACCTTCCAACTCGGGCAACCGGAAACCCGATTTCCCTTGCTTTCACCGACAATGCCTCTTTTAACCGCCACTCAGCATCTTTCGCTTCCATTGCGGCAATCTTCTGCTCAGCATCGTAAAGTCTTTTCTCGGCTTCTGTTTTTGGGGGATTTAGCTCTAACTTTATTCTTGCTTTCTCGGCCTCAACAATCCCCGGAAGCTTTTCTTCTTGGAATCGCCGGTCGTGATTATTAACAGCGTCAGAAACCAAAGAATCTAGGCCACGCACAAAAACATCCGTTTTTTTCATGAAATTGATCGCCTGTTCTTTTGATGTGATATTCTCTATGGTGTATTTCTCGACCAACGCTTCTGCTGCCGATGTGTCTGCGCCTTCTTTTGCGTTACTCCTGATCCAATCGCTAAGCTCTCCCATCTCTAGTTCTCCCCTAGCAGCCCAGCCGCCAGTTGTTTCTTAGTTTGTGGTACACTGCCCACATTAAAGCATTATAGACGGTTTTTGCAAAATCGTCAACCTTATGGTTATATATACCATTGTTGGCATTATTAACCTTTCCGACTTGGGCTAACCTTTTGCACTACTTCAATAACTTTTTTGGCAAACTCTAAAGCCGACAAATCGGAAAGGTTAACATCCTTGAAGTGGTTAACAACCGCTATTGTCGCTTTTTCTGTTTTTGTCGGTACGGAAAAAAAATGTACCCCACCCCGCCCGTGTTCAAAAGGCATTTGCACCCTCCCAGTGTTTGTGTCTATGATAACAAAATGTTCCACAACCCCTCCTAACCAACCATTTGGCCATGTTTATTTTTAGTCAGCCCTTTTTCTTTCGCCCACTCATTGAACGTCTTATAGCCGAACACCTCATTTTTCCCTGTAACAGGGTCTCTCCCTCTTCTGGCATCAGGCCGGAAGTCGTTTGCCAGTGCATCAGCAGAACACCTGCAATTAATTATATTTTCTGCACTCCCTGCCGGGTCGGCTGGATACATAAGGTTTTCCCCACCAACAACAAATGGCTCGTTAAGCCCTACTATCTGCCCGTCAGCAGAGCCATGCGCTGGCCGTGTCCCTGAGTCAAGAACAGCATTCCAAATCCGTTCTACTTGAACCCCTTCTGCTGAGGCATCTAAGGCAGAGGCATACGCCCCGGCGTTCATCGCCCTTGCCCCCTCTGTCCTGACTATCCGCAAGGCTTTTGCTAATTGCCCGGTTGCTTTCTCTTTTGTGATCTTACCGATTACACCGGCTATCCTCTCGGAAATCTCAGTATAAGATGTGCCAGCCCTTAGCCCACTGGAGATAATTGCTTGTATTTGTCTTATTTTTGCAGTACTGTTTTCGAGGAACAGCTTTGACAGTGACCCTTCTGGTGGCCATACGCCCGGTGATACATACTTTGCTTTGGTCGCTTTTGACATTGCGTCCCATGCGGCTTGTTGCCCTGTAACCACGTACCGAAGGAGATCCTTATCAAGTGGCTTGTACGAAAATGGCACCTGAAAAAAGAGAATATATTTTTGTCTGTAATAATTATTGGAAGCTCCTACCGCCGTAGCGGCAAGAGTCAAGACCAACGCTGAGTTGTCATGTTTTTTATATGTGTCCATTATCTCTTTATCAAGCTTCGCCTTGCGCCCGTGCTGAATCAGCCACCCGTATTTATCAGCTACATTAGCCGACTCAGCATAGATGGTTTTTACGGTCTCGTTTATCTCTTTTCCTGCGTCTCGGTACTCTTTCAGGATAGGCCAAGCCAAGGCGTTTATTTCCTTTTCTGTCTGAAGGTATCCTTCTGTTTGCGCCCTAGATAGTTCCATCCTTATTCGTCTTTTCCCTCATCAATGCCGGGGGGAGGGATTGGTTCTCTCTCTTCTTCTTGCTTTGAGATAAGCCCCTCTGGCAGAAATCCCCTGATATCTTCGGTTGTGGCTCCAAGCCCTGTAAGGCCCATTGCGATTTCAACCTTTGATTTTAGGTCTGCTGGAAGATTCCTATTCCAGATTATCTTCTGCTCATAGTCGCCCCAATTAACTTTTGGGAGTGTCGAGGCATCGATTATAGATTTGTATAGTTCGAATCTGCTTTTTAGTCCCTTTCGGAAATAAACTTCTATCCCGGAGATTATAAATTCAAACCCGGCCAGCTTCAGAAGGATAGCGTACCCGGACTGGTCGCCGCTTGCGAAATTAGGATCTTGGAAGTTTGGGACTTTGACTGATTCCCTTATTTCCTCGCTCAGGAAAACCTTTTGTTTTTCGTAGAAAGAAACAATCCCTGATAAATCCTTATTCAAATATTCAGGCCACTTTTCATCTGGCCCGAGATCTTCAAAGACAGGAAAATCTTTTTCTGTCAAAGCCTTTATATCGTCAGCATCTAAACGCCTCGGCGTCATCAGGATTGCTGAGGCCCATCTGTCCCATTCATTTTGCCCTTTGCTTATAAGTGCGTCAATTGCGTCAATTAACGGCTTTTGTGCCTCAAATATTGGCTTCCCTTTTTTGTTTATAAAAAAAGTTATCTCTGGTACGCCTTCGTATGGATACTTCGTATCCCCTGTAGTGTCTCTTTCCCACCCTTTACCTGTGTTTACGTATCTCTCTGAGTATTTAGGGTAGTAAGCATCGAGTTTTTTTTCTTTCTTATCCCCCCAGAACCGAAGGAACGCCTTTTTCCTCGGTTTAAGGCTATCGTCGTAAACGGTTATCCCTTCGTAATTATTTATCATCGTGTATTCTGGGGTCATGACTCCATTCCCGAGCTTTAGATCGTCTGAAATCCACCATAATTCATGTGAACTCCCAAGACCGAGAGCGTTTTCTAACAGCTCCCCATTTTCTAGCCCTTCATTATTATGCTCGTCGAACGACTTGAGAAGCTCGGTTATTTCGTCTGGCTCCTTTGTTTTTGTATTAACATATTCGGTTTTAAGCTCCCCCGGTCTGCCAGCGAAGCCGACAATATCCGTTATTATTGATTTCCCTGTAGGGAATGGGATTCTGTTGTCAGGCTTCAGCTTGTCGTCGGCTGACATTATCGTGTGATTTGCTCCCTCTGCGTACGTCGTGTTGACCGCTATATCCCTGTGCCTTAATATTAAATCTTGATGATATTTGTTAATTTCGTCGTTTGTCACTAAATCCCCCCGATTCTCATTCTATTTTCACCCCGGTAGTCATGCATCAACATAACCAAAGCATCCATATAATGATCGTTCCCATCCCTCGGCCTTGGCAACAGCTTCCCCGTTTTATCCTCATCCCAAGACCATGTGGAAAACTCACGCTGTAAGTCAATATCGCCGTCAACAAGATGGATCGTCATACCCTGCAATATCTGAGCCATTTCAGCCTTGTAATTTGCTCTCTTTTTTACGCCACGAATACCACGCAAACCTATGCGGAAGATATCCTCTATGCTTTTCGGCTCTGCGGAGTCGGCCACAGTCTTATCGTGAGTATCAACCCCCCGTTGCCTCATCCTATCATGTAATTCGGAATTTGTCAGCCCGGTGCAGTACACAAGCCCCTTCACCCAAATCTCTTTTTTGTTCCCCCAGACCCGGAGACAAGCCGCAGGATCCTCAGAAAAGCCAAAATCCAGCCCATTACCTATAAGATCTGCAGACTCTGGCACGCTTTTTACCACGTCCCACCCAGTAAGGATAACCCCTTTTATTTCGGTATATTCTCCTCTGGCCCATAACTTATACAACGCCGGATTTGTATGCTTGTAGCCCTCTAGCCTTTTCTTCCTGTTTTCCGGGCATTTTAGGTTATGTTTGTACGTTGTTTTCATAACGCAAACTGTGGAACCTAGATTTTCATCATAATATTCTTCGTGTTTCCCTAATTCTTTCGGTTGACGGAAAAGCCTCTCAAACCAAAAAACAGACCCCGGGATTCTTGGGACTGGATTATGAGATAAGAAAATGCTGTTTTCTTGGTGGACCCCACGGATAGATTGGTCGATGGTCTCAAAGTCCATTTCGGTAAACTCATTTAGCTCATCCATTATAACCATATCGACATCCGACAGCCCTTTTAGTTTTTCTGGGTCATCGGCACCTTTAAATATAATTTCAGAGCCGTTTTCTAATTGGATATGTAACGGAGAGACTGTTTTTCTATACCAGATTTCGTTGTCGTTAAGAACCTTAAGAATATCCCCAAACAAAGAATCCCTAATTGATGCGTATATTTTCCTCATGGCCGCCGCCCTTGAATTAGGGACAGCCAAAAGACGGAAAATAACCGCCTGCGTCTCATCGTAAGTCTTAGCAGACCACCGACCCCCCACATTGTAATAATATCTGGCCGGGGTTTTGTACATTTTAAGAAACACTGGGTTAAGGGCTAATTTCATCCTTTCATGATATCAGCGATAGAAACCATTACTGGCTTCTCCTTATTCCCGGTGTGTTCTATTTCCTGCTTTTCTCTCCACCCCAGCTGGAACAGGCTGAATTTTGCAATTGAGCTATTTATAACATTAAACAAGCCTAATTTTTCAAGCATAACTTCTTTCTTATACATTAATCTTCTTATAGACTCAGATAATTTTGGATTTTTTGATTCCAATTCAAAAAGATAAATATAATTCCAACCGTTTTTGTAACAGACTTCTTTTAAAATTGGAACCTGTTCCTCGTCTGTATATTCGTTTATTTTTTTTATCATATCATCTATATTGTATTCGTTAGGTCTTGCCATTTTGGCCTCCTAAAATCCATTCTTTATGAAAATTATAAAGTCCTTTATCGATAAGGACTTGGTATTCTTCTATATGGTCATTTTCTGAGTAATTACCAGACCCTGTTACTACCATATAAATGTCTCCTGATTTTATCAGGGATATTTTAGAATGATTATATGCTAGAGAAAAAGAGAACCCGGGCGTTTTTTCTGCTTCGTCTAAAATGCTTGCTTTATCTTTTAAAAGCATTTTGTAATTCTGAGACACGAGACAATGTATTTTTTTTACACTCCCGTCTTGTAGATAACGCTTAAATACTTTTATTGTTTTTGTCCCTATCCTATAAGTCGATAATAATAGTTCGTCTATAACTCCATATTTTTTAATAACGTATTCCGTAAAAACATACCTTGCTATTTTCTTTTGTGTTACTATCGAATAAAGCGTTTTTGGTTTAAAGTCTTCTTTTATTAAATCTTTAAGGTAGCTTATTTTTAAGTTCTGCAAAATTAATATCTTTGTTGCTGTAGCTCTATCTTTCATTTCAGATATAAACTTTTCATGTTGATCGGTATCCATATCCACCAGCTCCTAAAATTGATTTAACAAAAAGCTCTTTTTTAATCCCATTACTGTCTAACCTTATTTCTTTTTCTTTTTCTTCCCTGTCGGGATTAACTCTATCTGCAAGCCGCCTCTACTTATTATTGGGACAGAAGAAAGCCTCCACCCGAAACTTTTAACATCTTTTTGTAGTTTTTTGGCTATCTTTTCTCCTGATTTTTCTAAAACTTTTCTTCTTTCACCGTCTATTAGACACTCTGGACATTTTATAATGTATACTCTCCCTTTTTGAATATATTCGCCTTCTTTTGCGTTACTTATATAAGAAAAAATATCTACTGCTAAAGTCTCAGCGTCTAAATTGTTTTTTTCGATTAATTCTTCTGGTTTTACCATCTATTCCCCTTCGTTTATTATTAATAAACACATCAGATATAGTATACCATATATTCGCATAAGAATCTATCGTCAAATTTTCCAGCTATTACTATAAATTACTCCAGTATCAATAAGTCCCGGCCTTAAATTTCTGCATTTCCCTGATATCCCATTACATGGATTATATTCATTACAAATTTTGCCGCAAGGATCTTCGTTTTGATCTATAAAACAACATCCAATTTTACACCACCGCCCATTTTCCGCTATATCTCCAAATTTCATTTCGACTAATTGTTGCCCGTGTTCAAGATTTTTGACTGCCTCTTTTAGCTCTTTTTTGTTTTTTTCATAAAACAATTCTGCGGTTATCTCATCTCCATAAAATAACTTCATTCAATCTTATACCCCCTTTTTATTTGTTTGTCGCAATCAACTTTTTTTCTATAAGTGGTTTTTTAATAATCTTATTAATTCCGACTGAAATATATCATGCCGATCTTCGTAATACACTATTATTTCATCGGCACATTCTGCATAATTCCTGTTATGTGATTTGTTTTGGAGCTTGGTTTCAAGCCATCTTGCGTATTCTTTATGACCTATCTCTATCCCCTTCTGGTCATCAGGCAGATAATTTTTATTATCCTTGTAATATTCCTTGCAAAACTGCTCTCTTAATGTCATTTAACCACTCCCTCCCATTCAATCCCGTTTTTTGAATGGATCCTATATTTTTCTCCATCATAAGACATTACAGCTCCCCTGCGCCATAACTCTATAGCTGCTTGAAATGGATTTTCTCCTTCGGCGTGGTCTATATATTTCCATTTCTTAATATTTGGAAATAATGAAGAAATGTAAGCCCACACAGAGCCACGCACAGAATATCCCACAGCCCCACTCACAGAATATCCAACAGAATCACGCACAGAACCACGCACATAATGCCCCACCACAGAATCACTCACGGAACCACGCACAGAATAGCCCACAAAATTTCGCACGTAATCCCATTTTTCAACAAGCTTTATGTCTGACCTTTTAAATATGTACTCTCTTTTAAATGGATTTACAGGGAATGTCGCTTCTAAAACATTCCAATCATAATTTTCTTTTTTGATTAACTCTTTTACCTTATTTACAGATAGTTTTTTCCCTAATTCAATCTCCGAAAAACGTTGCTTAAATTGGTTATATATAACGGATTCTCCTCCAACTTCACACTCGAAAATCAACCGTTCAGGGCGATAACTGTACATTATCCCGTCTAGTCCAGAAGCATAAAACCCTTCGCCGTCTTTCCCTTGATTAGAATTGAAGTATGAGCAAGTATATTTCTTTCCAACTTTATAAATCATTCTTTGAAATGGGGATTCCATATTTGCTAACAACACTTTATATTTTTTCATATCACACTCCTTTGCCCTATTTTTAGTTTAATAGGCCATGGATGTCGGGTCTTAAATCAAAAAATTTCATCTACCGTTTGTCTGATATGTGAAGTTGACTGGAGGTTCAGGAAGCTCCAGCCAATGCGTACATGGTGGGTTGTGATTTATCCACTATTTTGTGTATTAT